CCATTCCGGTTGTGGCAAGTCACGGGGAAGCGGCCTGGATGGAAGAAGGCAGTGCCTATCCGGAAAGCGATGACACCTTCAGCCAGGTGAACTTGGGAGCCCATAAGCTGGGGACTGCCATCCGGGTCTCCGAAGAACTGATGAATGACAGCGTCTTTGACCTGGAAAGCTACATCACTCAGGAATTTGCCAGACGGATCGGCACTAAGGAAGAAGAAGCCTTCCTGGTGGGCGATGGCCAGCATAAACCTATGGGTGTGTTCCAGGGAGCGGAAGTGGGAGTGACGGCCGGGAAGACCGCCATCACCTTCGATGACATGATGGATCTGTACCACAGCCTGAGAACCCCCTACCGCAGAAATGCTTCCTGGATCCTGAATGACTCCACCGTCAAGGCCATCCGGAAACTGAAGGACAACAACGGCAACTACATCTGGCAGCCTTCTGTCCAGGTGGGCCAGCCGGACCGGATCCTTAGCCTGCCGTATCGCACGTCTTCTTTCGTGCCGGAACTGGCGGCCGGCAACAAGGTCATTGCCCTGGGGGACTACTCCTACTACTGGATTGCCGACCGTCAGGGCCGGAAGTTCAAACGGCTCAGTGAACTCTATGCAGCCAACGGACAGATCGGGTTCCTGGCCAGCGAACGAGTGGATGGCCGCCTGATCCTGCCGGAAACCGTGAAGGTCCTGGAAATCCAGGCCGGCTGATCAGTGAATAAAAGGAGGTGATGGGATTGGTGACACTGGAAGAAGCCAAAGCCTATCTGAGAGTAGACGGAAGTGAAGAAGATGAGCTGATCACCCGTCTCATCGCTTCTTCCGAGCGGCTCTGTCTGGACACCCTGCGGAAAGAAGAACCGGAAGAAACGGCGGCCTTCAAAATGGCCGTCCTTTTTTCGGTAGCCTATCTCTATGAGCACAGGGAGGATGCGGATTATCACAATCTGCTTCTCACCCTGCGCTCTCTTTTGTTTGGGGAAAGGAAGGAAGCCTTCTAGTGAAAATCGGGAAGATGGATAAACGGATTACCCTTCTTAGGCCTATTCCTTCCGAAGACGGGTACGGGGGCTTTCATACGGACTATGAAGAAGAAGGGAAAATCTGGGCCCAGGTGATCCAGACAAACTATGCCGAACAGGAAGCCCAGGGGACTCCCATGAATCGGGAGCAATTGCGTCTCAAAATCCGGCCCCGAAAGGACATCAGGAGAGGCTGGCGGTTCAAGCTTTCGGGGGAAATCTATGAAATCGAGACCGTGGACAATACTTACCGGGACAGTACCACGCTGATCGTCCATCGGTATGAACAGGGGGTGTAGCCATGGCCGTATTTACGGTAAAAGTTCCAGAAGGGGAACTGAGTAAGGCCATCCGGCAGATTTCTGCCTGGGATGGGAAGACAAGACTTCGGGTGGAAGCAGTCCTGAAAAACGGGACGAACGCGGTAGCCCGGGAAGCCCGGCAGCGGGTACCGGTGCGGTCGGGGAAACTGAAGAAATCCATCAAGACCCGGTTTTCCACGGTGAAGCTGGAAGGCCAGGTGTACAGCAATGTGCCCTATGCCCATTTGGTGGAATTCGGCAGTAGGGCCCATACGGTAAGGCCCAAGAAGAAAAAGGCCCTCCGGTTCTTTAAGGGAGGCCCTGTGTTTACGAAACGGTCCCGGATTCCGGCCCAATCTGGGAAGCCTTTCTTCAAGCCGGCCTATGACTATGTGGAACCCCAGCTGATCCGGGATGTGAAGAAAGCGATCCAGGAACCATGAAAAGATTACCCAATAACGCCGTACACAAGGCCCTGGTGGCCTTTTTGAGAAACCATACAGGACTGGCCGTCTACGACTATGTCCCTCAGGAAGCGGTATTGCCGTTTATTACCCTGGGGACCATGACGGTCCAGGATAAGTCCACCAAGATAGAAGATATGACCCACCTTTCGGCCCATATCCACATTTACAGCAGCTACAAAGGACGGTACGAAATCAACACCCTGGCGGAGAAGCTGATCAACCTGTTCGGGACGGAACAACTGGATCTAACGGGAGAGGAGTTTTACGTAAACGCCCAGGGGGTGGATTTCTACGAAACCTACCCGGAGGATGAGACCGGCTACAGCGGGGTGATCACCCTGGAAGTCCTCATCCAGAACATCCATAAGGAGGAATAATATGGCAACTACAACGTTTCCTAGCCGGAGCGAAGCCTCCAACACGGCCACTGCCGGCAAGGATTACCTTATTTATCTGAACGCGGGAGAATCCGATACTAACCCCACCTGGCTGCTCTTAGGGGGCCAGCGGAGCGGTGACCTGACCCGGCAGGCAGACGAAATCGACGCCAGCAGTAAAACGTCCAGCGGATGGAAATCCACCATCCCCGGTCTGCGGAACTGGTCCCTGGACCTGGAATCTGTGTATCTGGCCGGAGACAAGGGGGCCAAATTCCTGGAAGCCTCTTTCCTTGCAGGAAAGCAGGTCCACATTAAATTCGAGTATCCGGACAAAAGCTATGTGACCGGCTGGGGCTCCGTGACGGAATGCAGCCTGTCCACCCCTCATGATGACGTAGCCACCCTGTCCGGGACCATTTCCGGGGACGGTCCCTTAAGCGATTTGAAGAGTGCGGACGGTGCGACCGTAACTGGCGGCTGAGAGGAGGAGTAACATTCCATGAAGAAAATCGACTTTGAAGTCTTTGGTCCCGGCCAGTATCTGTATTTCGATATCGGTCGGCTGATCCAGGTGGAAAACATCACCGGCAAAAGCGCCGGGGACATTATCCGGAACCAGGAACTGAACCTGGGAATCCTGACGGCCCTTCTTTCTATCGGCCTCCGGCAGCACGGCATCAAGAATCCCCAGTGGTATGCCACCAAGATGCAGGAACTCATTGACCAGGGGCATGAGATGGAAGAATTCGTCCAGCCTGTGGTGAAGGCTATTGCTGGTTCCGGAATTCTGGGGAAAGAAGTGTACTATGCTATCTTTCCGGAAGAAGACCCTGGTAAAGAACAGGGCAAGGGAAAAGCGAAGCCAAAAAACTGACGGCGGGACAGGAAGAAGTCCCGTCTTTTAACGACTGGCTGCGGTGGGCGGAAGAAGTAGCCTATGGCCTCCTGCATCTTCTGCCTGCCCAGTTTTATGCGTTAACTCCCCTGGAACTGGACCGGATGGCCGAGTGCCGGGTAAAGGCAGAAGAACGGAAGAAATGGGCGACTGCCTATTGGGTGGCCTGTCTCATGAGCGTCCACACCCGGAAACCGGTACGGACAGAGAAGCTGATGAAACCCTTCCTGCCCAAAAAGACAAGCAGTGAAATCGTAGCAGAACGGGATGCCTTCTTCGAGGAATTCAGACGGAAAGGAGCTGACGGAAATGGCAACCATCGCTGACCTTCTGGTAAAGATCGGGGCGGATACTTCTGACCTCCGGAAAGAACTCAATGCAACCAAACGTCAGATCAAGACCGCCTTCGGGAGCGAGGCTCTGGACGTTTCGAAGAAATCCCTGGCCGTCTTAGGCGGCATCGGGGCCGGCCTGGCTGCCCTGGGAGTGGCATCTGTGAAAGCAGGGGCCAGTCTCCAGAGTACCAAGACTGCCTTCACCAATATGCTGGGGAGCGCGGAAAAAGCACAGGACTTCCTGGGGAAGATGCAGGACTTTGCAGCAAAGACGCCTTTTGAATTCAGTCAGGTGTCTCAGGCGGCTCAGAAGTTCATCGCTTTCGGGTTTTCTGCCGAGCAGGTCATTCCCACATTAACAGCGGTAGGGGATGCAGCAGCTGGCGTTGGGCTTGGGGCGGAAGGCATCAACCGGATCACCCTGGCTTTGGGCCAGATGGCCGCCAAGTCCAAGGTCCAGGCCGGTGAAATGATGCAGCTTACCGAAACCGGGATCCCTGCCTGGAAGATGCTGGCAGACCAGATCGGTGTGTCTGTGCCGGAAGCCATGAGCATGGTGTCCAAGGGAGCCATTGACGCGGCAACGGGCATCACGGCCTTAGTCGGCGGCATGGAGCAGTCCTTTGGGGGCATGATGGATCAGCAGAGCCAGACCATCAGCGGTACCTGGTCCACCCTGATGGATGG